CTTGAAGAGATTGAAAAGTATTTCTGGTATCTAAAGGTGTACCTATAAAAGCCATTTTACGTTATCTCCATGATTGACACAGCAATGTCAGCCGCACCAGATGCCGCTAGTTTAAGCACATCTGTGGTCTCCATTACTATCTTATTTCCACTTAACAGTTCAAGTGTACCGCCAACAGGGATAGGTGCATTAGTAACTAGCTCAACATCTTGGTTGGCTTCGTTATTTGCTCCTGCTCTGTTAGAGGTGTCTGAACTCAAAGTAACTGTTGCAGTTATTTGACTAGTCGTTGTATTACCTACCATAACACCAAGAACTACAGTTGTTGTAGAACCTGCCACTGTGTAGATAACATCGGAACTAGTAACACCTGCTTTCGTTACTGTTTTGAAAGTATTAGCCATTTATCCTCCTATTATCCTAATGCAATTGCAAGGGCAGTTGGGTCTTCTGTAGAAAATCCTGCACTTGTTAAATATGTTTTTAATGTTGTTAAAGCTACTTGCTTCATTGTTCCTGCATCGTTTGTTACTAATCTATCTGCATCTACTAAAGTTACAGATGAAGCCGCAGTATCTCCATCCATAATATTTAATTCTGTTGCTGTTGAAGTTACACCATCTAGTATGTTTAATTCTGCTGTAGTTGATGTTACTCCATCTAATATGTTTAACTCTGTTGCTGTAGATGTAACACCATCGAGTATGTTTAACTCCGCCGCAGTTGATGTTACTCCATCTAAAATATTTAATTCGGCGGCTGTTGAAGTTACGCCGTCTAGTATATTTAATTCAGCCGCAGTGCTTGTAACTCCATCTAAAATATTTAATTCAGCAGTTGTTGCAGTTACTCCATCTAATAGATTTACTTCTGTAGCTGTTGCAGTTATTGCCACATCTTCGTTAAGTTTTGGTGACGTTAAAGTTTTATTTGTTAGTGTTGCTGTTGAAGTTGCTGATAATAATCTAGAATTGCCACCAGTGCTTGGTAGAGTTAAAACATTATTAGCACTCTCTGAATGGGGAGCGGCAATTATTGTTTGCCCATGCGAATTAGCTTCACAATTAAGAACAATTTTACCTTGATTTGTATTGCCTTTTATAACAACTTTACCAGTGCCATTTGGTGCTAGTTCTATATCTGCGTTTGATGTAGTAACAATATCATTTCCATTAACATCTAAGTTACCACCTAATTGTGGAGATGAATCTTCTACAACATTAGATAATGCACCAGATGTTGCAAGTCCAGATACTACTGCACTTCTTGCAATTTTTTTAAGTCCACCACCAGATGTATCTATTGCTAAAAATACATCATCATTAGCTACTGTAGATATTTCAGATAAAGAACTTACAGCTATAGAATTAAAGTTTGTACCATCAGCTACAAGTAAGTTACCTGCTGTGTTAGTACCCATAGTAATATCATCACCGGATACTGTTAAATCACCAGATATAGTTAAGTTTCTAAGTCCTGTTAAATCTTTATTAGAATCTACAATAACTGCTTTTGAAGCAGATACTGTTCCTGCTGTAATACCATCTACTAAATTTAATTCTGCTGTAGTAGAAGTTACACCATCTAATATATTAAGTTCTGCTGTTGTTGCAGTAACTCCATCCATAATGTTTAGTTCAGCCGCAGTTGCAGATATTGCAGTACCATTAAAGTTTATTGCATCAGCATGAACTGTACCGTCAAAATAAGCATCTTTAAACTCTAATGAGCTTGTACCTAAATCTATATCATTATCTACAGATGGAACTATTGAACCATTGTTAAATGTAAACTGAGCATCACCGCCTGCTGTTATTGTAATAACATCAGAGCCACTAAATGTAATTGATGTATTAGTATCTGCATCTCCAGATATACTATCTAATTGTACAGCACCTACATTTGATAAAGCCGCATCACCAAAATCTACTGCACCTGCTACTGTTAAAGTACCAGACACATCTACATTACCATTTATATCAACAGTTGTAGCCGCTAGTTGTATTTCTGTGTCAGCAACTAAATCTAATTGACCATCAGTAGATGAATTAATATATATTGCTGTATCTCTAAATTGTAATTTTTCTGTACTAGCTACAAGAAGGTCATCAGAAAACTCAAAGTAATCTTCCATCCATTTCATAACACCATCAGATGTCTCACCATCAAATGTAATTGTTATATCTGTTCCTGCAGTAGCCGCACCAAATGTTAATGTGTTACCAAGTAGTTTAGTAATTGGGCCACCTTCAGCACTTGTACCATCATGAGTGTGTCCTGTACTAGAAGCCGCAAAAGCTAATAACTGGTCAAATTCATCATTAAAATGTGATGCCTCAATGACTGCACCATCAGTAATAGTACTTTGTCTTGTATAGGTCGCTCCCATTATCTTCTTCCTCCGTTAATATATTCTAATTCAAATCCTCGTAAGGATAATGCTTGTTTTGTACTCTCATCTTCTAATTTAAATGCCACAACAAATCCAGACCCTTCCACAGATACTCGCTCCAATGGAAATCCAGATGAGCCATAAGCAGAAGTTCCGTAAGTACCACTCCCATAAAATGCCGCAACTTGTGCAGAAGAAAATGAGTAAGAGGAAGGTTGAGGAGTATTTGTGTCATCGTAATTATATCTTAATGTAAATGTTTGGTTAGTTGTATCCATTTGTTCATTAACTTTATAGTTAACTAAAGCTCGTTGCATATTTTTTCTTATACCCGGGTCACCAAGTGACATATCTGGTGAGCGGTAAAAACCTGTAATAGTAAATGTAGAGCCTGCTCTTGTAAAAGAACCTCCGGATTCTTGTTTGTATACATATCCATCATATCCACCATGTACTATTGTTTCTGTACTATTTATAAAAAAAGAATCTGTAGCAGAAGGTTTTAATCCTCTTATATCAGAATACTCAAATCCTAATGTACCTGTTTCTGGATTTGCTTTTAATACTGCAATTATTCCTTTTGCTGTTTCTTCTGTTTGCCCAGTTGTAGGGTAAAACAATCTATATTGTGATTTACCTCTAATAACTGTAGATGTAATATTATCTTTACCTATATCTGCAATTCTATCTTGTATTTGTTTAGAAACTGTACCTAACTCTACGTCACCAATTCTTTCTGTACCGGCAATAGTTCTAAGCCCATCTGGTGCTAAATAAATTAAATCACCCCCAAGCTCCTGTATACTTTTACCATCTACACAACCAATTCTACGAGTAACTGGAGTAACAGCAAAATCAGAACTTGATGAACCTGTTATTTTAAATATTCTATCTTCACCAAATATAAATAATTCTTCACGAAATACTTTAAGTCCAACAATCGTTGTATCAACTTTTATTGTTCCTGCACCTGTATCAAAATCATCTTCTGTAAATGGGCCAGAAAATGTAACACTAGATATGGCATTTGACATACCTGCGTAAAACATATGATTTTTAAATGAGGCTACAAACTTAGGGTTTGTTGGAGCAGTTCCACCACCTGTTGCATTTATTATATCAACGTTATACGATGTGTCAATAGAAAAAGCACTATCTGAGCCAGTTGCTATCATTATTTTTTCTGTGCCGTTATAATTATAACGTTCAAAATCATATCTAAATGATGTACCTTTTCCTGTAGCTATAGAAGTCCATGACCCCGTTGTATCTCCACGAGAAATTGTACCACCTCTTGCCGCTAGTATTAAATTATTAAATATAGCTACCATATCAATAATTTCATTTGCAGAAGATACTTGGGGCACAATAGCTGAATTATATGCTGTTGTTCCTAATATTTTTTTATATCCACCCGCAATGTCTGGTTCAAAGTTTTGTAATTGTAAAGCTTCTCCCGGTCTCATTGAGAAGATATCTTTATTTAAAACTAATCCACCAAAACAACTTACAACTGTAGGTGTTAACTGTGACGTATTTGGCACTACATCACTCCTTTACCATAGTAACGAAGATTAACTCTTTCATCACGCATATATTCTTGTTTTGATACTAAATCTTTTTGTAAACGTTTTAACCCATCTTCATATTCTTTATTTGCAATCATTGCATGTTCTGGGTCAGAACGTAAATTATATGCATAATATCTTGCTCTTGTTACAATTAAATCTGCGTATCTATTATCTAAATCCGGTGAATCACCATGTGCTGATAATTCTGTGTGCTCTTTCCAATATTCTAAAATAATAGAATAATCATTTCTATCTGGCACTGGACTTAAACCTAATTTACCACTTTGTGTTTTATAAATATTTTTTGGCTCTCCTTGTGATGAACTTAAATTAGCTTTATCTCTTTCAGAGTATTGTCTAATATAATCATCATAAGATATATAACGTAATCTTTTTGGATTAGTATTTCTAGAAATTCTAATATAGTCTACATCTAAATTAGTTGCAGTAGATGTATTATTTACTGTAATATAACTTGTTTGAGCTGTTGCTGTAAAAGTTGTATCTAATACTGCACCTTCACCAAAATTAGTTACTGTTAAAGTTGTATTTAAATTTTGTGTACCTTCAGCCGCAGTACCTACTTGTATCTTTAATGCTTGTCCTACACTATTAGAATCATATACTTTTACTTGTATTCTATATTCTGTATTTTTACTAGTTGTAATAGCTTGATAAGCGGCAAAATCATTTAATCGTAATCTACCATTACCTCCACTATTATAAGCGGCACTACCTGCACCTGCTATTGTAGTCCAACTACTTATATTACTAGTAAACTCTCCATTTGTAACAAGTTCTTTTGGTTTTAAATAAACTGTATCCCAATCTATTTTACGCCATTCTAAATCTCCACTTTGTGGTGAATCTGCTGTAGGTAAATTATATTCTCTTTGACCTGCATTTGTATTGTAAAAAGTTTCTTTATGAAGACTTGGTAATTCTTCTAACTCATTGTATATATCATGCAATGCTCTATTAACAAAGTTTTTAATTGATGTTTGAATACCTCTGCTACTACTAAAGTTTGCAGATGTTAATTCAACTTCATTTAAATCATTTAATACTCTATTTGCTAATACTAGATACGTTGCCATTATATTCCTAATTCTATTTTATTAAAACCTTCTATTGGATAAGAATCTGCCTCAAAACAAAAAGACTCAAAATGAATTTCATTATCGCCTTGACTGCGTGCATAAGATTTAAAATCTTTAATCATGATTTCATTATACTCTATGCATGTTTCCATGTCTGGATAGATGTATCCTTGATATCTAACTGATGGCCAATGAGGCATTGATGTTATTATTATTGCCATTACTATTTTAATCATTTTTTAATTCTTCTAATAGTTTTATAATTTTATCTATTTTATTTTCTAGATTAATTATTTTATTTTCTAGCTCATCTTTAGTGTCATCAAAAAATTTACTTTCTTTTTGGCTAGAAGTCATATTCCATTCAGTCATATAAACCCTTAATAAAAAGGGGGCAAAAAGCCCCCTTAATTTAATTTATCTTATGAGCTGTTAGAAGCAGTTTCATCTGAACCACTTACATCACACATAATTGCCCATACTCTGAGCTTACTTGCGTTATCAGTTGCACCTAACACTTTGACATCAATTGTGTCAGCAGAACCATAAACATGTCCTACGTTTGAAGCGTTAGCAACTTGAGCACCATGACCAGTAGATGTAGAGTCTAATCCGTCTACAAATCTATCTACGTCACCACCATCTCCTAAATCTAGTGTAACACCAGACGCAGAAGCAGTTAGTACTTCAATTCCTGCATTAATAACAAAAGTTTCTGCAGGTACATTTAATACCTGCACGATGTCGTTAGCCACCGGGTCAAATAGTGATAAATCAACTGTATTTTCAACCCAGTATGGTTTCCTTCTAGTAGAAGGATGTCCTGCTGTACCGCCAGTAACTTTACTATGAGTCGCCATTTGTATATCCTCCTATTAATCTATTAACAAGTGTCTGCATTGAAGAGCTTCTGAACGAAGAACTTTTCTTCCAAACACATGCAAGCCTCTTACTATGTCAGCAAATGAATCTGGGTCTCTTACTACTTCTGTTTTTGCAATAGCATTTGCAGTAGCAGTTGAAGACATATGTCCATATAATACTTTAAAGTAATTACTTGTTGATGAAGCGGCAAAGTTATTAGTCATGTATAATCTAAAACCATTAACTAAGCCATTTAAAACGCTACCATTACGCAATGGAGAAGTTCCATCACCAGTAACAGAAGCATCCATTAGTTTAGCAGAAGCTTGTCCGAGTTGTTCATAAAACTCTGGGCTTCCTAGAAACCATCTGTTATCAGTTGGAACCGCATTAGCATGCAATCTTTTAGCCGCATTAGCTAAAATATCTGTTGGGTCAGTTTCTGAAGTACCGAAACCTGTATCAGTTCCAGAACCATCAGAGCCAACAGTTGTACCTGCACCAGATACCATTGCCGCAATAACGTTTTCGTCGTAGTTGTCTTTTAGAGCATATGCTCCAGAAGAAGTAGCCAAAGCCTCCCAGTTCACATGAGCTTGTCTTTCTTCAATATCGTCAACTTTAAAAGCGAACGCATTAGCTTGGTCTACTACTAGTTGTAGTTGGTCATCAGCCAGATTCTGGATGTTGATTGTTCCACCTCTAGTGTAAGAGCTTACGCTAATTGTTGGTTCTTTAATAATGTTAACAGTATCTCCATAAGCTTCAATCTCACCTGCATAATCAGTATTAGTAATATCTTCTACTACTGATGCAGTTCTAAAGAACTTTTGGACTTTTTGACTGTATATAGCCGGTAGCCAATTACCCGTAGGTAAATTGTCATAACCTGCTGATGATGATATAGCCATAATTTAGTCCTCCTATAGACTGTTTAAAAGTTTTTAACCATCAACAATTCTACCTTCTGCTCTAGCTGAGTCAATATCTTTTTCATGTTTTTCAAACTCATGAGGTTTCATTTTAGCTATTTCACTAATTTTCCACACTCTTTTATTTGAAGTATCCACTTCACGTTTATTAGTTGAAGTTACTGATTTAGATGCCTCTAATGATTTGTTAGTTTTCTTTTTACCGTATCCTGTATCAACTTTATATAAGTCAATAGCACGAGCGGCTAACTTAGCATTAGATGTATTGTCATACAACCAACCTTGAATAGTAGAGTCTTGTTCACTAACCCATTTATGAAATTTTTCATCCGCTCTTATATCATTATAATCTGGATGTAATCTAGCTAATTCTATTTCAGCTTTATCTCTTTGAACGGCCATTTGTTGGCTCTCTAATTCTTTGAGATTACTTTCAACTTTTTTAGCTTTTTCATCTGCCTTTGTATGAGCTATAGTTTCTATAACATCATAGACATCTGGATATTTAGTTCGCCAAGCTTCTATTTCTTCTTTAGTTTTTGGCAGTACTTTTTCAGCACTTTCTTCTAACTGTCGTTTTAGTTTTAAGACATCGTCTTTATGCTTGTTTACAGTAGAATCGTAATGTCGTTTAAGGTCGTCGTAACGTTTCTTAAACACTTTCTCTTCAGCGTTTACAGGGCGTTCCTCTACTGGAGTGGCTTCTTCTTCTGAAGAAGTGTCCTTCGAGTCGGTAGCTGTGTCTTCTGTTTTCTCAGTATCTAAATCTCTTTTATATTTATTTTGATACGGAGTAGGCTCGAGAAGAGCCTGTACTTGAGTTTCATCTTTTTGAATCTCTTGTGTATTTTCTTCCATTTTATCCTCCTTGATTGGTGCTGTTGGAAAACAGGTGGCCTAGAGTCGCATTGGGGCTATGACTAAGCTGTCATAGGTGGCCTATTCATTGTTGGTGCTCCTAGTCCTTCTGGTGAAGGCGGAGCTTCTGCCATTGCCGGTTGTGACATTGGCTCTGTAGCAGGAGATTGAGCATTTGCTGTCATATCCTGTACAAACTGTTTCATAGATTCTTCTGGTGAAGAGCCTTGATATTTATTCATAATTATTGAAACTGGTATTACTACTACTGGTTCTTTAGGGCCTCTATCTGCTACTGCAGATACATCTATACCTTTTGCCGATAGTGCTTTTTTAACATCTTCTGTAAGATGCATATCGAGAACAGCATCTTCTGCTCCTCCCATTGATGTATTCATTGGTTGTTCCATAGGAGGTTGTTGTGCTCCCATAGGATTTCCCATCATTCCTTCTGCCATATTTTTCTCCTATTTAAAATCTTCCATATTGTTTAAATGCTTCTGCCGCACTACTAGGTGGTGGAGGCGTCGGCCCACCTCCCGGGCCTTGATTAGCTGATTGTCCTGTTGATGATGATGAACTACTACCAGAACTAGTTGAACTTCCTGCATCACCCGGATTAGGGCCTACTACTGGAGTATTATTGTTATTGTTTTGATTAACACCAGATGCTTGTTCATAATTATCTTGAGTATATGTTGGACTAGATGGGTCAATGTTAGCATCTGGAGTATTAGAAGATGTATCACCTCCCACAGTTGTTACAACATCATCGCCAACAGTACTTACATCTGTTGAGCCATCATCTTTTGTTTCTTCTGTAGTTATACCTAAGTCTATATCTGTTTGAGTTTGTTTTTCTTGTTTATAAGTATTAATTATATCTTCTAATTCATCTTTACTAAATCCTTCTGGTAACATATTAGGATTAAAATTAACACTATTTATACCTTTAGCTAATCTATCTCGTAATGTTTTTGATAGTTTTAATCCACTTCCTTTAAGTTTAGAAACATAATTTAATCCTGCTGATAAACTTCCAAATGATACTACTTGTCCATTATTTAAAACAAACTTACCATCTTCTCTATAATATCCACCTTTACCGTCAGCATTAATATTTACATTGCCATCTCTATCAATCATACCACCTGTAATAGATTGTGCTTGATTAATTTTTTTTTGAAACTCTGGACTGTAATTATAAACTTCCATATCCATACCACCGGGGCCAGACATAGTTGTTTTTTTCATACCACCTTTTAATGAATAAACACTATTACCTCGTAAAAATTTATCCCATAAACCTTTACCCTCTGGTTGCCATCCATTTTCTAAAACATTAAAATAATCATTATACGATTTTTCATTAAAATATTTTATTGCCATTCCTCCCCAACCAATTCCTGTCATATCCCCTGCTTGAACTTTAAAAGGAACTTTAACATAATTACCATTACCATCTTTTTCTAACCATCCAAGAGATACACCAGATTGTAAAAGCATATGTTCATTTTGTTGTGCTCTTGTAGGTGCATCTGTTGAATAAGGAAATAAACTATTTGAATCATAATTTACTCCTTTTGGAAGTTCTACTCCTGTTCCCGGTTGAAAAGGTTGTTCATTACCTCCACCTTGATTATTATCTGGTCTAAAAGGATTTTGATAGTTAGGGTCTGGTACACATTGTTTTAAAGAGTTATCATAAATATATCCGGGTGGACATGGGT